AAGCTGATTCAACGACTCTGCCCGCTCGTTTTCATCCTTCTGGTATAGTGTCATCTGGTCAGGCATGAAGGCTAACTTGTAACCCATAGGTTCGAATACCTGCTCATTGAAGATACCCTGGATAAACTTTGCATCAGGGATAATGGTCTTATCGTATAGGTGAATATCGTCTTGCTCTGCTGTTGCTCTGTTAGAAGCATTGGAGAATAACACTGAGTAAGGAATACCCAACGCTGCAGCAATATCGATCCGCTTGCTCTCGGTCAAGTCGCTATCTTGCAAGCTCTCAAGCCCTTCACCAATAACAACTGGGGTAACCGCTTCAGCATTGATAATCTCCGTTTTCCATGCCTGGTCCATACCCAAAACACGCTGCCACCATGATTTCAAGCGATCCTTCTCTTGAGGCGCAATATTGGTAGTAGTTAGCAGGGTGGTCTTGACAGCCCCTTGTTTGAAGAAGGCTTTTGCGAACTTATCCACGTTCAATAACACACCACAAGCGTTTGCAGCGGTCATTGCTGGAGATGATAACGGGGGGCCAATCTCAACAAAGGCATCAGGTTTCCAGAAGTATACAATATCATCAGGCGTGAAAACAAGCGGAACACCATTAACTGTACGCTTGAATTTGATGGTCAAGTCTGTGGTTATGTCCGCTTTTACTGAGGTTGGCAGGAGATAGCGCAATTTCAGCACTTGGTATATGGAACGGGGCTTGAATAGATAAGCATAACCGAAGATTGTCAGGGCAGCTTCAATAAGTCCAAATAGCTGGGTAGGCTTTGGTAATATCCCCACAGCGTTTTGATAGTCCTCACTATTATCAATGACCTCTTTCCCCTTGTAAATCATAAAGGGAATATTGGTCAATGCGTTGGCTCTAATATCCACACCACGAAACAGCCAGGGGATAGTCTGCATATACTTCTTAACATCCCCCTTGTCACCGCCGCCCGTGATATACCTCCAGGCTTCTTCCGGTAAGTCATTCAACGCTACTGATTTTATAAACTTATAGTCCTCTTCCATAGTCACTCCTTGTACCAGTCCGGCTTGGGAAACCTTCCGGAAAATACAATCCTATCCACCTCATTCGCATCAATGTTTTCAGCTTCGGGCCAGTTATCATGTATATAATCAAGATTGTCGGCATAAGCCACAATCACTGAATATGAACCATCTCCAGCATCTCCAGTACACCAATAGGGATACTTTATAGGCCAGTTTATCGAACGATGATCCTCAGAACTTGTACGAAATCTCACTCTCAACATTTATACCGCCTTGTGCTGTTCATTAAAAGCTAACAATGCCCGCTTTATTTTCTCATCCTCAATAACATAACCACCGCCATACTCCAGGGGGCGTTTGCCGAGTTGATGCAACCAATCATCCGCGTTTATAACAACCTTCCCGGTAGACAAGTCAACCATCTTCCCTTCTTCAACATTAAGTCCATACCATCGATCTTGTTTTATCATCAATACATCTCCATCTGCCATCAATATACCGCCCACTGGTTCATAGATTCGCGTTCGTAAGCATAACGAGTGGCATCGATCCAGTGATTATTTTTATCAACTGGCTGGCGCATGGCTATACCAAAGCGATCCTCTTTCCACTTGTATTGCATCAATTCATTTTTAGCATTTACACAACTCACGTCAAGGATGATCTCTTGTTGTTTCATCCACTGAATACCAAATCGTATCGAGTCCTTACCTTTTTTAGCAGGCATGGCATTTACATTATATTGTCTCAGTTCTGCGATTGACTTTGGTTCGGCGCTATCACAAACCACAACATCCTGATCAATAATCTTTAGTAAATCCTCTGCCAATATATCATTAGTTAATCCCCGTTCATATAGTTCGTCAAACACATAGATAATCTTGCGCTTATTGTCATAATGGGACCTATGCAAAGCCGCCGGATCTGCTGAAAATCCAAAGTCCAACCCGTTCCTGCGATTAGTGAATTGCGCTTGCATATCTGACAAGTCCTGCACCTTCCAGTTTGTAAAGATAACATTCCCCAAAACACCCCAGTTACCGAAGGTGTAAACACCTCGAAAGTATTGGTCTGTTTCACTCTCAAGGTCCGCAATGTCAGCATCCGTCAAGAAACGATTATGCACATACCAAGTCTTGAGAATTGTTAGACCATCGCTTTTGTATTCTGTTTGCTTATCAGATAAATTTAGGTCGCTAAAATAATCTTCATAAATCCAGTGACTTTGTATGATGGGATTAAATGACATTGTAAGTCGCTTGGGAATGTCTTTGCTGCCACCGCGTTGACGTTTATATAACTGCTTGACCGTCTTGCGATTCGTTTCAGTAGCTTCTTCAATCCAGATATCCGTAAACACGCCCTTGATTGGAATGAGTGACTTGATTTTTTCAACATCGTCAAGCCCGCAAAAGATGATCTGGTATCCATTGTCACAGGTAATGGTCATGTCTGACTTGTTAGGTGTAAACAAACCCTGAACTTGCCAAGCGTCAATCACGCGTAACAGCTCCATATAAACGCTACCTCGTATAGTACGCCCAACTTGACGGGTGACTAAATAATTACGCCCGCCATTCATTATATCCCATACACAGCGTTGGGCAAGAAACACGGACTTACCAGATCCAGAACCTCCATAAAATATTTGTGTCCGTGCCATCTCCTCAAGGTAGGGTATATAAACCTTATTGAATACAGCCGGATCAACTTCAACTTCATAGTTCGACATCATCCTGCAATTTTACCCTGATCGTTGTCGTTTTGTTTACATCTGTCTTTTGCTCTATCTTTTGTATAGGCTTACCCATCCTACGATCCATGATTTCAGTTTGCGCTTTTAGTTTGATATTCTCATTCCTTGAATCTAGTAATTCAACTAACCCTTCAGCAGCCTTTACAAGACTGTCATCAAGTTTGATTTGTGCTTTCAATACGTTGTCAGTTTTGAAGTCTAAGGCACGTTGATTGAGGTCATTCTTATTACGGTTTCGTAACCAGCCATTAGATGTATTAATCATACGCAAGGCTTTAGCATCGCTCTTGGCATTTGCTCTAGCCTGAACGTAATCTATTTCTCTGCTATCCAATCCGTCAAATATATTGCTTAACTTAGTCATAATTATGCTTTATAATGTACTTTATATGCTTTTAGGTGTTTTCCCGTTCCATCCCTTCCCAGTCCTCAAAATCGTAAATTATCACCTTGACCATTCTATTACCCGCCTGCACCCTTGCTAGAATGGAGAGGTACTGGTTAGCGTCCTCTCCTGCTCCAATCTCAAAGCGTGGGGATCCATCAGCCATCGTTTTCACCCTCACTATCTCACCGTCAAATATAGCAATAGGATCAGGGGTCATTCTTCCTCAATCCAAGAACAATCCCTTTTAGTCCAATCCGTTCCCATCCCTTTTCTTTTGCCAGCCATTCATCCGCAGCAAGTCTAACACCTGGGTGCGATCCGTAATCGTGCATTGCCAACCTACCACCTACCTTGACTTTAGGAGTCCACAATTCTAAGTCATTCAATACCTGCTCATAGCCGTGAGATGCGTCAATGAACAGAAAGTCAATCCAATTATAATATTTTGCAGAAGCCTTTTGGCTTGTCATCTCCAATAATTCGGGAGGTGTTAATCCTATCCCCAATAATTGATCACGCCATTCGTCTGCTGTGGCAGCTTCCCAATGATTGCCGGGGAAGGGTACAAAGCAATCAACGGATGTTAGATGCCCTCTAAATGGCTGCGTTGCCTGCAATATAATGGCGGTAGAACATCCTTTCCAGCAACCCAACTCGACCAGGTTACCACCCACTTGTGCTAACCTGTAAAGATATTCGCAATCTTCCCTGAACAACATACACGGTATGCTCATCGCCAAATCGATCTCACTGGCATGTGTCACCTGTGCCATATCACTTTCATCCTTTCCATTATACGCTTCCAAGTCCACTTGCAAAGTGAACTATCCGCATAAAAGTAAACCATCACAGGACTTTTCATAATGCCTTACCGCTTCCGATAACATTCCGATAAATCTCCGATAATCCCCCTAAGGGCGGAAGCGATGAAAGGAGAAAAGGTCGCCGCC